GAAATACCAGGTGTGGATAACAGGGAACTAGCTCTTTACATTAAGAATGAATTAGAATTTGACCAGCTTATCTTAGAATTTTACCGCGACAACGAACCGTCCTCGGGATGGATACATTGTTCGTACTCGACTAACTCAAATAGAAACCAATCGTTGCGTGCTCTTAGAGAAGATGGTAAGGTCGTGTACAAACCATGGTTCGAATAGAAACTAAAGTAATAGACAATTTTATAGATCCTCTTTTGTGCAAAGCAATCTATGCAAATATACTTAGATTACCTATGAAATATAATCAAAGCTCTTGTATAGATGAAATTAAAGAACCAACTGACTCAAGATTTTTTATTTCTAATATGTCAGAGTTTGATCATGTAATTTTATATCTTTTAGTAAAAGTAAAAGATTTTCTAAATCAAGATCTTGAGTACATAAGATCTTATGCAAATATTCAGTTTAGAGACCAAAATAGTGATTGGCACATAGATGATGGTGACTATACAATTTTACTTATGGTTTCTGAAACAATTGAAGACGGTAAATTTGAAATAGACGATCATAAAGTTGATTTTATACAAAATAGATGTATTATTTTTGACGCAAAAAAAAGACATAGAGCTTTAGCCTCAAAGTATGCTATACTTCCTAGATGTACAATTGCAATAAAAACGAGGATAAAAAATGCCAATAGGTAGAGGACAGATTAGAGCACAAATAGAGGGAAAACTTCGTGGTGCAAGAGATGAAAAAAAGAAAGTAAAATTATATTCTAAAGGTGGTGACCCTAAAATAGGAACAGGTAAAAAACCAAAGGGATCTGGTAGAAGACTTTACACAGATGAAAATCCTAGAGACACAGTAAGAATTAAATTTGCCACACCATCAGATGCCAGAGCAACTGTAAGAAAAGTTAAAAATATTAATAAACCGTTTGCAAGAAAAATACAGATATTAACTGTTATGGAGCAACGTGCCAAAGTAATGGGAAAAAGACAGGTGGTTAACATTGCAAATCAAGCCAAAAAACAAATTCGCAAAAGCCGTAAGGTCTAGAACATTCCGACCGAAAGTGATACAATCCAAGAAGTTGTACGACCGCAAAAAGGAGAAAACATCTCTCAAAGTGTCCAAGAGGTAAAGCTGCAGCAAAGCGTAAGTTTAAGGTATACCCTAGCGCCTATGCTAATGCTTATGCATCTAAAATATGTGCAGGTAAAATTAAAGACCCATCTGGTGTAAGAAGAAAAGATTTCAGGGGACCTAAACCAGTGATGAAGGGTGGAATGATGAAATATGCTAAAGGTGATCAAGTAAAAGTAAACAAAGTTTCTAGAGCTTTAAAAAAAGCATCTAAATTACATGCTGCACAAGCTAAAACTTTGAGCACTGTAAAAGCTAAAAATGGTAGACACATGGATAATGATCCTGCAAATAAACCAGGTTCTGGAAAAAAATTTCCAAAACAAAAAAGAGGAGAAATTTCAATAAATAAGATGCCTATTATACAAAGGCCTATTAAGAAAGATTTACCTAAAGTAAAAGAGGGATCATATATCGGATCTTATATAAAGAGTGAGATAGATGGCAAAAAGATTTCTAACAAATCATACGAAAGTTATTACAAAGGTATGATCTAATGTCTAACGGACTAAAAAAATGGTTTCAACAAAAATGGGTAGATATTGGAAGCAAACGAAAAGATGGATCTTACGCACCCTGTGGCCGTTCAAAGCTTGCTGCGGACAGAAAGCGGAAGTATCCAAAATGCGTGCCTCTAGCGAAGGCAAGACGAATGACAGAGGGTCAAAGAAAATCTGCCGTTGCCAGGAAACGGGCCGCTGCCAATGTGGGACCTAAACCAACAAACGTAAAAACTATTTTAAAACGTGATCTTGGTGGAACCGTAAAAAAACCAAAATTAAAAAAGGGTAAGATTGGAGTGGGGCTGTTTACTTTTGATATGCCTAAAACTCAACCCGGAGATAATATTATAACTGCGATTGAGGATACTAAGGTAGATTTAGATCCAAACATAAACTATAGTAGAATATATAAAGATAATATCCAGGTTGATCTTGGAATATCTTCAAAAGGAAAAAAAGGAATAAGAATTAAAAAGGTATTTTAATTATGGCAACTTCAGGTTCATCATCATTTGATTTAAACATAGACGACATCATAAATGAGGCATATGAAAGATGTGGTCAAAGAGCTATGGGCGGTTATGACTTAAAAACTGCAAGGAGATCTTTAAACTTATTATTTTCTGACTGGGGTAACAGAGGAGTACATCTTTGGAAAGTAACTTTAAATGAAGTTGCTTTAGTTTCAGGAACTGCTCAGTATGCAGTTGACGCTGCGGTTAGTGATGTATTAGAAGCTTACATTTCAACAACAGCCGCTGCTTCAAATGATGCTAATACGCAAGATGTGTCACTAACTAAAATAGATAGATCTGCTTACGCGGCTTTACCAAATAAATTAGCTACAGGTCAACCATCACAGTATTTCGTTGATAGACAAACAACACCACAAATATTCTTATATCAAGCGCCTGATGCATCTACATTTACGACTTTAAAATTTTACACTATTAATAGAATTCAAGACGCTACAGCTTACAATGGGCAACAGGCTGATGTTGTTTATAGATTTTTACCATGCATGTGCGCTGGACTTGCTTATTATTTAGCGATGAAAAAAGCACCAGATAGAATACAAACTATGAAATTAATTTATGAAGATGAAATAAAAAGGGCTTTGGAAGAAGACGGTCAGAGAACATCATTATATATCTCACCTCAGTCATACTTTCCAAATGTATCATAATGGCTAAATACGCAAACGGAAACAGATCAAAAGCAATATCTGATAGAAGTGGACAAGCTTTTCCATATCAAGAAATGGTTACTGAATGGAATGGTTCTTTTGTTCATATATCTGAATACGAAGAAAAGCATCCACAGATAAGAAGAAAAAGAGTTACCGCTGATGCAATTGCTTTACAAAAAGTCAGACCCTTAAGATTTCAACAACCTAAAACTGTGGCATCTAATGATGATACTTTAGCAGATTCAGGTGGCACTTCAGTTGGCGTTGCTAATTTAACTTTACCTGGTGATTTTGCTTTTGAAACGTTTGAAACAGAAGTCACAAGCAATGGAATAACTACATCTTTACAAACCATGCAACCAAGAGATCCATCTTTGCAAAATAGAAGAAGAGAAGCTTCAACAAGAGTGGGATCTGTAACAGTGAGTGTATCATAATGGCAATAACACATTCAGCATTTTTAACACAAGTAAGAAACTATACTGAGGTAGATAGTAATGTTCTTAGCGATACGTTATTAGATCAATTTATTAGAAACGTAGAGTTAGATATCGCTGGTCAAGTGGACTATGACGATTTAAGAAAATATGCAACTTCAAACACTCTCAGTGGGAATAGGTATGTGTCTATGCCGTCAGACCTGTTAATTTTGAGGTCAGTACAAATAATAAACTCAAACATAAGAGACTTTCTAGAAAAGAAAGATACGAGTTTCATCTCAGAATTTGCTCCTAATGAAACAGTCACAGGCACACCAAAATATTTTGCTAACTGGGACGAGACGAATATTTTGTTAGCACCAACTCCAAATGCTAATTTTGAAATACAAATTAATTATATTAAAGATCCACCTCATTTCGATAGCTCAACAAATACTTTTTTATCTGAACACCAAGAAGCGTTGTTGCTTTACGGGGTTTTAAGGGAGTGTTTTGGATTTTTAAAAGGACCTGAAGATCTATACAAATTGTATTCTGACAGGTATAATCAAAGCATACAAGCTTTTGGTCTACAACAAATGGGTAGACGAAGAAGAGGAGAATATGACAGTGGAGTTCCTCGAGTTAAAATACCTTCACCGTCACCATAAATTTATAAGGAGATAAAATGGCAATAACAACTAACGCAATATGTAATTCTTTTAAGAAAGAATTATTAGAAGCAACTCATAACTTTAGTAATCCAGGTGGTAATTCATTTAAATTAGCAATGTATACCAACTCAGCTACTTTAGGAAAATCGACAACATCTTTCACTACAGGTAACGAGGTAAGTTCACCTTCAGGTTACTCTTCAGGTGGTAAAGCACTCGTAAATGCGGGCACATCTTTAGCTACAAATACAGCAATCACAGACTTTGCTGATTTGTCTTTCGTAGGTGTTACGCTTACAGCGAGAGGCGCATTAATTTATAATGACACTAACGGTGATAAAGCTGTAGCTGTATTAGATTTTGGCGGTGATAAAACTGCAACTTCTGGAACTTTTACAATTCAGTTCCCAGCATTTACAACAAGTGCAGCAATATTGAGAATCGCATAATTTAAAAGGAGGGCCAGGTGGCAGATATTACTGTAATCGTAAACGCACCTGGCATTCCAACCACGTGGGGCGAAAGAACTTGGGGTGACGCTTCATGGGGTCAACAAACAGGATTAGTAACAGACACAGGCACCGCTACAACGGCAGCCAACGCAAATGTTAACCCCACGGGTATAGCAGCAGGAACAAGCGTTGGACAAGTAACTTTAGATATAGGTGTAACTCAAATACAAACAGGAATAGCAGCCACAACTTCTGTCGGAAACGAATCTATTGCACTAGGAATGCAACAGAACGTTTCAGGTATTTCAGCATCAACATCAATTGGGTCAGTTTCGATAGAACCCACACAACTAACTGGTGCAGGCTGGGGTAGAAGAACTTGGGGAAATTTAGCTTGGGGCGATAATTTTTCTGCACAAGCGACTGGTCAAGCCCTTGCAGCTTCTCAAGGTAGTGTAACTCCTATAACTGACGTAAGTTTATCAGTATCTGGTTTCGATCTTTTAACGATCACACAGGGTATAAGTTCCCTACAAATAGATCAGGATATAACTGTTTTTGCCTCTGAGGATCAATTAGATACCGCGATAGGCTCAACTTCACAAACTGGATTAGCCAATGTAAGTGTTTCAGGAAATTCTGCTACAACAAGTATTGGTCAGGTTGTCCCTGAACCAAAATTTGTTCAAGATGTTACAGGCATTTCAGCGACAATGTCTTTAGGCACAATTTCACTTGTGCAATCAACGAATGAGTCTGTAACAACAGCTGGATTATTAACAAATTCAGTGGGCTCTATTACACCAGTGTCCGTTTATAGTGTAACTGGTCAAGCATTAAGTAGCTCTATTGGATCAGTAGCAGTTACTGGAACTGCAAATATACCTGTAACTGGTATAGGGTTGACATCAAATATTGGCTCCGTTAATGTAACCGCATGGGCAGAGATTGATCCTGGTGTAAATAATATTTGGACCGAGGTTGATAGAGCAGCCTAATTTTGTTAATATAAGGATATTATGTCAAGTTTTTCTACAGATTTAAAACTCGAATTAATGGTAACCGGCCAAAACGCTGGTACCTGGGGTGACAAAACAAATACAAACTTAAATTTAGTACAACAAGCTATTGCTGGTTTTGAACAAGTAACACTATCTAGTGGTGGAACTTTAGCATTAGTTATGTCTAACGCAACTTTATCAAATGCTAGAAACATGGTAATTAAATTTGCTACGGCAACCATTGGTGCCAGCACAATTTGTACGATACCTGATGGAATCGAAAAATATTATATTTTCGATGCTACTGGATTAACAAATCCTGAAAACTTAACTATAAAAACTGCTAGTGGCTCTGGATTTACATTAGACGCAGCTAAAATTTATGGTGCATATTCTGATGGAACAAATTTAAACGAAATTTCTCTAGACACAATGGGTGGTACAGTAGCTGCTGCACAAATTGCATCAAACGCTGTTACTACTGCAAAAATTTTACAATCAAACGTAACAACTAATAAAATAGCAGATAACGCAGTGCGTGCTGCAAACATTTCATCAAACGCTGTAACGACAGCAAAAATTTTACAATCAAATGTTACACTTACAAAAATGGCAGCTAACTCAGTTGGACCTAACCAACTACAATCTACAGCCGTCACAGCCGGATCTTATACGACTGCTAACATAACAGTTGATGAAGACGGAAGAATAACTGCAGCAGCCACAGGCTCTGCAGGTTCACCTGACTTTGTATTCACATTCGCTGATGCAGAACCTGGTACTGCAACTTTCCAAGCACAACCAGGAACAACAAAATTAGGCGTCTACATTACAGGCGGTGGGGGCGGTGGCGGATGTGGTGGCCCAGCTCAAGGTAAAGGACCAGGTGGAAATGCAGGAATTGGATTTTTTAATATTCCTGTTACATCACCAGCACCTTCTCCATTTTCAGCTCCGTACACAATAGGATCAGGCGGTGCGGGAAATCCGAATGCACCAGGTAATGCAGGACAAGATTCAACTTTTGGAAGTCCAGTTCAGGCCACAGCAACAGGCGGAGCTGCAGGACAAAGACAAGGATCACCAAGTCCAACAGTTCCTCAAGGTGGGGGCAGTGGCTCAGCACCAGGTGCTACTATAGATTACACAATACAAACAGGAATTCCAGTTGGGCCTGACTCTCCAGCACAAGGTAACGCAAAAGCCAACATAAGAAGAGGTATTGTAGGATTCATAAGAAGAACCAATAGTCCACAAACCAACCCTATTTTTAATGGCATGGGTGGAAACCATACTAGTATGGGTCCAACTTCACCTGCAGGTAGCCCTGGAAATAATGGAGCAATAGCAATTTTTGAAAATATAATTAGTTAATTATGGCATACTTACTTTTTAATCCAGAGGGAATTTTACAATGTTGTGTTAAACATAAAGAGGATTTAGGTGTAATTAGAGGAGACGTTGCTGATTATGAAAGCAAAGGTTTACTCAAAGAAGTATCCGTAGAAGATTACCAATCAGTTGTATGTAGAGAGAAAAGCGCTGAACTACAAGACGGAAATATAGTTTACGGAACAAATGAAGTAAATTTAGCAGGACCAATAGAATATACTAAAGAGAAATTTAGAGAAGAAGTGACTATGAGTATTAACTATGTCACACAGTTTATGACAAGACATAAAAAAAGACTAGAACTTCCTGAATTTGCTGCAACTAAAACAAGATTAAATGATTTTAAAACTGCCTTAGAAAACGTCAATTATGAATCTATTGGTTACCCAGTAAGCTCAAGACTTCTTAGGTATTGGTTTGATAACGAAACAGTAGAGCCATTTACAAATCGTTATTTACAATAGTTCTTTAATGTTGTACAAGACAACATGTCAATTGAGAACTTCATAAAAGTCTATCCTGTCATAAAAGATCTAAGAATTATTAGTAAATGTATCAGATTTTTGAGTAAAAAATTTGAAGATAAAAGATTTCAAGATGGAGCTTTGTGGGGTGGTGATAAAACTTTTCAAGACAAAGAAGTACGAGATGTTCAAATTTTACCTTTGGTAAATACTAGTGAATCAATGTCAGAGGTTCATTGGTGTAATTTTTTAAGTCATTATATACTTGAGGGTCTTAGAAAATACGCAGCTGAATTTCCAGACAT